TTGTGGGTACAGGTCTTGGTTCACAACAAATGATGCAAACTTTTGGTTGGGGTAATTATTCACCAGGTGTATCGTTTATGATGCAACCAATGTTTGATGACCTTTTAAGACTACAAGCAATCGAATTTAATGACCACATCCGTAAATCATCATATGGTTTCCACGTTGATGGTCAACGTATCAGATTATTCCCAGTTCCAGCAAATGGTGATACTGGTGCTAAAGTATATTTTGATTACACGTTAGATAGTGAAACTAATTCACCAATCGCAAATTCAAATGTGGTTAGTGATTTGTCAAATGCACCATTTAATAGATTGGAATATACAAAAATCAATTCAGCTGGAAAGCAATGGATTGCAAGATACGCTTTGGCTCTTGCTAAAGAAATGTTGGGCGCAGTTAGAGCTAAATTTTCTTCAATTCCAATTCCTGGTGCTGATGTAACTCTCGATGGGTCAGACCTTCGTAACGAAGCATCCGCTGAAAAAGAATCATTGTTAAGTCAATTGACCGAAATGTTGGAATCAACATCTCGTAGAGCATTGATGGAAGCAAGAAAAGAAGAGAGTGAGTATTTGGAAGAAACACTTAATAGAGTTCCAAGACCAATTTATATAGGATAACCAAATGGCTTTATTCGGTGGACAAAGAGATATGGCTCTATTCAATAAAGTGAATAAAGAACTTATCAACGACATTATTGATACTGAAATCTACTACTACCAAGTTGCTTTGACTGAAACTAAAGCAAATCTATATGGTGAAGGTAAGGATAAGGTATTCAATCAACCGGTTAAGATTCCAGCTCTTATTGAAAGAAATCAGTCAAGTCAAATCTCCGATGATTTTGGTCAATCGTACTCTCGTGAAGTTCAGTTTAGATTTTTACGAGATACATTGGTAGATGTAAATGTAAAACCTGAAGTTGGTGATATTATTCAATGGAATGGTGAGTATCATTTGATTGATGCACAATACTCATACCAATATTTTGCTGGTAAGAATCCACAAACTTGGGATGGTGGTGAAACACAAGGTCTTAACGTATCTATTATATGTGATACTCATGTTACAAGACAAACATCTATCAAATTGGTAGATACATATAGAGGTAACTCACGACAAAATGATAACGAAGTACCATTAGGATTGTAAGATGGCTCAAAAGTATAGAAACGAAGACAAATCGAAACCAAACCTTACTCAAACTCAATCTTCTACAAGTGAAGATGTGAAATTGAATAAGGCAAGGCAGATTCGTAGAGACCAAGACAATGTAAAGAACATTTCAGTTGGTATTTACGATGTTGATTCTGCATTTAAGACATTTTTGGAGAAGGATGTAAAACCTACCATTGAAGATGATGGTAGATTCTATCCAGTTCCAGTAATGTATGCTTCTCCAGAGAAATGGGCAAGTGCACAACGTGATGGATTTATGAGAGACGAGAATGGTATGATTTTAACACCGATTATCTCATTCAAACGAAACAATCTTTCAATCAACACGGAATTATCCAAGTTAAAGGTAGCACAAAATGAAGATGCTCACCAAATGTTTGAAAGAAAGTATACAAGAACCAATAGATACGACCAATTTTCCATTTTAACCAATCAACAACCAAAAAAAGAGTATATGTCGGTTGAAAGACCCGATTATGTAAATTTAGAGTACGAAGTAGTCGTTTGGTGTGATTACATGGAGCAAGTAAACAAGATTGTCGAACAAATCGTGTTTTTCCAAGGTCGTTCTTTTGGCGATAGATACAAATTCGTAATCAAAGGTGATTCTTACTCATTTGAAACCATTTCAGAGATGGGACAAGATAGAATTACTAAAGCAAACATCAATTTGACTGCTAAAGCATACATTGTTCCAGAATATGCGGCAATGGCCAATAATACTAAACGTAAAATTTCGGTTGGTAAGGTATCTTGGGGTGAAAGTCCTAAATTGGGTGGAAATGACTTACCAATTAATAGTGGTAATGAATAATATTTACATATTTATATAGTGAAACAAATAAAATAATGTTATGGAAGAAAAAACAATAGTAAATTTTACCGAAGAAGAAGTTGGTAAGGTTACGGGGTTACAACAAAAGGTATTGACTATCAATACACGACTTGGGGAAATTGAATTAGAGATTCACGAGTTAGAAACGAGATTCCAAAGTTTAAAATCTGAAAAACAAACACTCATTAATTCATTTTCAGAAGTAAAAGCAGAGGAGGTGGAGTTGGGTAAGAGTTTAAGAGACAAATATGGTGAGGGAACTTACGATATTAGAACAAATACCTTTACTCCTAACAAATAAGTAGTCGTTTCCCCATTTTTTGGTGTATTTATAATAAGGAAAACCGAAAATTATATTTTAGGAGAAAATAATGGCTGAAAGAATTGTAAGTCCTGGCGTATTTACAAGAGAAAAAGACCTCTCATTCTTACCTGTTGGTATTGGTGAGATTGGAGCTGCTCTTATCGGACAAACCGTAAAAGGGCCTGCTTTCGTACCAACGAGAGTTGAGTCTTTTAACGAGTATCAACAAAAATTTGGTGGTCTTACCGAAGATTCATACCTTCCGTATACCGCTCAATCGTATTTAGAAGAAGCTGGTGCTGCAACTATCGTAAGAGTGTTGGGGTCTGCTGGTTATACCGCTAACCCAATCGCATTGGTGATGTCATCATCTGCTGGTCAAAAAGTTGCCGCTCTTCTACACCCAACAACAACTACAAATGGTGGTGATTTTACTAAATCAGTAGTTGAAGCTCCATATAGTGCTTCTGCGTTCCAATTGGCGTTGAGTGGTAGTTCTATAAGTAACACTAGCGTAACTGCGTCATTGACTCCATCTGATTCAAATTACATTACTAAAGTATTTGGATACGCTCCTAAATCTTCTAAAGTAGCATACACAATGTTGAACTTCTCAACATTCCAATCTGCGTCTATGGCAGCTCCGTATGATACATCATCTTATGGAACTCCAAAGCTCACTATTGTAACTGCTTCTGTTGACTACACTAAAGCTTATTCTGAAGCATCAACTCCATGGGTTAAGTCTCAAAAGGTGGCAGGTGTAGCAAGAAACTTATTTAAGTTACACACGCTATCACATGGTACAGCTACTAACTACGAATTTAAAGTAGGTATCCGTGACATCAAACCAGCTTCAGAGGTGCCAGGTTCTGAATATGGTACATTTAGTGTAATTGTTAGAAGAGTAGATACTGAAAAGATTCCTAACTCAATTTTCGGTCAAGGTATTAGTGATTCAGATACTAAACCAAATATTGTAGAAGAATTTACAGGCCTCAACCTTGACCCTAATTCTCTAAACTACATTAAGAGAGTAATTGGTGACAAATACATTACTGTTGACGCTAATGGTAAATTATCGACCAATGGTGACTATGACAATGGTTCGGTTCACATTCGTGTAGTAGTTGATTCTGATGTAGACGCTGGTTCTATTGACTCAACACTTGTTCCATTTGGGTTTGGTGCTTTGACCTCACCGCTTAGTAGTACATACACAGTACCTAATCCAACTTACAATGTATCACAATCACTTTCAGGAGAATACAACAAGAGAGTATTCTTGGGATATGATTTTGACTTTGTAAATACTGATAACTTAAACTTCTTGATGCCAACACCAGATGCTAATAGTACACTTGTTGGTTCTGATTTTGATTTGGCAGATTGTCACTCAAATGGTTCATCAATCACATTAACTTCAGATATCGATGCTAAGAAATTCATCGTACCTTTCCAAGGTGGTTTTGATGGGTGGGAGCCGAATCGAGTAGTTCTAACAGGAACTAACATTCTTCCAGGAAACACTCAAGGTTTAGATTGTACTAACGCAACATCTGCCGGTACGGTTGCTTATAGAAAAGCTATCAACGCAGTATCAAATCCTGATGAGTTTGACATCAATATGGTTGTGACTCCAGGTATCATCAATAGACTTCACTCTTCAGTTACCACATTCGCTAAAGATATGTGTGAAGATAGATTGGATTGTTTCTATGTAATGGATGGTGGTGCATATGGTGACTCAATCAATGTGGTTGTTAATTCATTGACTTCGT